CGTTAACCATACCCTCAGAGATTTCAACGCCCGTTTTTTCGTAGATAGTAGCAAAACGTCTATCACCTACTACCAATTGGTTGTCAGGCATATTGTTATCCTCTACAACTACCAAACCTGCGATAGTTCCGTTTACAGGGTCAAACAAATAGTTGTTATCCAAGTCTTTTGCAAGGTAATAACGGTCAAAAGTATCGGAGTTCATAACCACGATGTCGGGGTTGTATTTTGAACCACGCCCTTTAATAATAGCGGTACGCATTTTACGAACCAAGTCTTTGATGTTTGCGCCTGCGATACCACTTGCAACAGGGGTGTAGTCGGGAGCGGAAGTCAAAAGACCTGTGAGGTTTTGACCTGTACCATCCCCGTTGATAATTTGGTCGTCAATCTTAGTGTTTACGTTAACATCTAAGAAACGCTCCAATTCGGCTGCGGCTGCTGCGGCATCCTCTCCAAATTCTTCAGTAACAGGCAAAGTGTCACCAATTTTTCGGATAGGCATAGTTCGCTCGATAAACGTAGCGGTGGATTCGGCAAATGTACCACCCTCCGCAACTACTGCGGCTGCACGTGCTGTTGTAGCCTCATCCCAATCGTGGTATTTGATAATACCGTTGTCGTTTGCACGATTTGACAAGGTGATTTTTGGCAATACATCGTACAATGCACGGGCTTTAACACCTAATTGACCAATTTCAGGCAATACATAAGCGTTAGTGTTACCGCTAATCGATGCACGGTTAGTTAACGCTTTGATTTCAACGTTTCCACGTTGACCGCCTGCGATGTTTTTAATCGTTTCGAACTTTTCGCTAACTTCTTTGATTAAAGCATTTTCGTTTGATTGTGAACTTTTTTCCTCGATAGACAAAGCCAATTCGTCTAATTTAGTCGAAAGGTTTTTAATCGCATCGGGGTCAGTCAATGAAGCCTTAATAGCTTCTAAATCGGTTTTTAAGGCATCGTAGTCAGTTTTCGATACCGTTTCAGTTTTAAGGGCGTCAATTTTAACCTCAAAACTTTTGATTAATTCAGTTACTTCCATTGTGTAAACTTAAATTTTGTGAATAATAGATTTTAATTGTTCAAATGCTTGAGTGTCGATTGACGGCTCGTTTTGTTCCGATGAAGTGTCTTTGACGGCTTCAACTGATATTGTAGGAGTCGCATAGTTAGAACCCCTAACTACTGCGCTACCCTCGATTATTTTTGCCTCGGTAACAGCCCAAAAATAGCCCTGTTCGTCCGCTACTTCCTTATTGGCTATTTCGTTGTAATATTTATCCCACACTGCCTTTTCATCAATATCGTATTTCGATTCTGAGTTTAACGCTAATTCGAGTTTAACATATCGCATGCCGACGGAATGTTGGTTAACATAACCCTTTGCGTATTGTTCAAACATAAACGGGTTACGCTCTTTGTCGATTTCAACGTTAAATGTTAATGCTTCGGTTGTACCGTTGAAGTTTAGCCCCAAGTCTTTCCATTTAACCTCGTTAACGCTGGCTTGCACCTTATCGGTTATGATATGGTCAAAAGTCATTCGGTGTTCTTGCAACAAAAGAATGTTTTTAGATTCCTTTGCCGACTTATTCCAAATACCCTTAATATGGACATCCCCATGCGAATCCAATAAATTGGTTGTATTAATAACTAATTCGGCTTTTAATTTTGTTGGGTTATCGGTTGCGCCTTGTGATTTGTTTGCGTTTTGATCATCATTAACGGTTACACAATGCACGGTTGCATCCGCTTCTTTGGTAATCATTTTCTTTTGAGCAATAAGAGTAGACTTATTCGCTTTTAACTCAGCAAATAATTCCTCTTTGGTTGCAAACTCCTTGTTTGGAAACTCTTTAACTACAATCATTTCTTAATCGTTTTATCGTTTAAAAACGCTTTCTTTTTATCTTTGATAGACTTTCGCACATCAGGCTTTAAGTCTTTTTTTTCTTCTAACTTTTTAAATTCTTCTTTTGTCATAACCCTAAATTTAAACGTTGCTGTTTGCTTAGTTCGACCGCTTCCGCATCGGTCATTGTGCCATTTTCTTTAGCTAACTTAATAGCATTTTCCAACTTAATAAGCGTGTCAATCTTTTGGTTAACCACTGGTTGCATGATGTTCAAATGGTCATAAGAAGCAATTAAGCGTTCACCTTTGTCGTATAACCCCCATTGTTGGGCAAAACTATTCATAGTGCTTTTTGCCGTTGGAATAATTGAATTTTGCAAATAACGCAGTTCGCCCTTTTCTTGGTTTTCAAACGTAGACGAACCAACGCCAAACGGATTAAGTACGTCCTTGTTCATATCAAAAGCCAACAAGCATTTGAGCATATCGTTTGCATATTGCTCATCCAAATACAACTTTTTTAAGTCGCTGACAAGGTGTTGTACTTCAACGTTGGCACGATTTGTTACAATTAAGTTTTTAGCCGAGATTACACGTTCGATAGCGTTTTTATCGTCGGGTTGTAATTGGGATTCGTTACCATCGGAGGTATTACGTCCCAAGTACTTTTGCGACATTTGCAGATTGACGTTCTTAGCCTTTAAATTTTCGGATATGTTACTTAGGGGTTCGATAATACCACGGACACGGCTTGGGGATTGCATAAAGCTATTACGCTCTAAGCCATTGCCCAAGTCATAAAAGGGTATTAATTCCGATAATGGTATTTTGATTTTCTTAGTGTCTAACTTGTACTCAATCTCCCGTTCACCATACTTTTTGAAGTCGGCTTCGGTAAAGATAAACTTATCCAACTTATGCGCATCATTTAAATCAATTTCAGAGGGGATAAGGTTGTACATTGATTTCGGTAACGCATCACTACGGAATGCCTTACGTTGGTAAGTGTAGTTATATCCCGATGCGGACATGAACCACATTTGCTGGAAAAAGAAATCTTCACGGGATTGGAAGTAATTAGGATTGTTTAATAAAGCAACTACGGGGCTGTTTTCGATTACTTCGCCACGGGTGTCTAAGTGCTTAATTTCCAATTGGGAATAGATATTAGCTCGAAGGGCAATAATGGTCATAAGTACGGGGTTGGCAAGCGATAATTCAAGGTAACGACCTTCGTCTTTTAGGCCATTAGCTTCAATTGTGTACCACCATTCGCCTAAGCGGTTGCGCTCGGCTCTTACGTAGCCTAATTTTCCTAGTAGTGTGTTTAGCATAGTTTTAACCCCGTTTCACAACGGTATTATTGGCAAAGTTAATAAATTATTTTATACAAAAGTAAAAAATGTATTTTACGACAAATAATTTACCCTGCCAAACCAATTAATAACGTATTTAGATGCGTCAAGGGCGTGGTTGTCACAGATTGGGTCGGGTTCATCTAATTGCACGCCCTTAGCTATTCGCCAGCAATAATTTTCGTATTCGTCAATCAGTTCGCTACTGCCTTGCATAACAACAATTCGGTATTTCTGCATCAATTCAATACCTGCAACAACTGACCCACTACCTTTTTTTGCTTTGATAATGTTGTACCCTGAATTAATTAGCTTTTGCGCTTCGGATTGGTTTAATTCGTTGCCGCTATCGCAAATGATTTCGAGGGTTTTACTCACTCCTAAGCGTTCAAATTCCTCTGATAACGTGCCGTTGATTAGGTTAAGCGGCTTATATAACCACTGTTTTAGGTAAAACGTCCTGTCGCCGTCAAATTTCATCTCTACTAATGCACTGGGTGCTGAAAGGCCAAAGTCTAACCCGAAAAAAGACGAGTAATGTAAATCTTTCCAAACTGCATCTGAGGCTATAATCCAATCTTTGAAGATACGGTTGGGGCGTTCGGCTTTAATTCCCAAACCATAAACCGACCAAAGGTAGTCATTGGCCGTCTTTTGCTCTATATTGTACGGTGTAGGCTCATAAGAAAGTATTTTTTTCTTTTGTTCTGGTGGGCAAAAAGGATTGTCTCTAAAAGTAGAATGAATAACGATAGCGTTATCCTGCTTTAACAAGTTATCGCTCCACATTATACCAATAGGATTATAATCTAAAAACACATTACAACTGCAACGCATATCTAATTGATTGAACACCTCTAAAGGTACTTTGTAAATTTCGTTAAACCAAAGATAGTCTGAATGATAACCATGTACTTTTAATTCATCATCCGTTCCCTCGATGAATATTGTTGAGCCGTTTGGAAAGGTCAAAGTGCTTTCTGTCTTATTATACTTAATACTATCCCAATTGTTTAAAGTTGGGTAATATTTAAGCATGTCTTGAAGTATAGTATCTTTGCAGTCTTTCTTTGTATTTCTGAATACCGCTAACTTTGTTCGTGGTTTAGTCCATGCTAATATCCAAAATATTTGAATAATTGAAAACGTCTTTGATGAACGTGAAGATCCGCTGTTAATTATGTATTTGTATTGTCCGCTGTTTAATGCGTTCCAATTCTTTTGAAATACTATTGTTGATTTAATCGGCATCAGGTTCGATTATTTCTACTTGTATGTTATTATGGACTTTTGTAGTATTTTCGCTTTCAACAAATTGCATTGATAATTTTCTCAATTCTTCAGGACTTGCAATTAGTTTCATTAGTGCCATTTGCAAAGCTGGAGCGTTTGACTTGTACCATTTTGACCGCATTGAAACTTTTAATTCAGTGCGGTTTGTTTCAAGCAAGCCTTTTAGTTCGTCATATTCGTTTGAATCAGGAGGGAAATGGTCATAAAAATAATTCTTTGAGCAAGGCAAAAAAGCAACTATATCCTCAATAAAAAATAGTTTGTTTTTTACTGTGGCTTCCTTTGCTTGTTCAAATATTTTTTTCTTATCGTATGCCATTGCTTATATTTTGAGCGTGATAGTGGAATTGCACCCTTTCTTTTGGCTGGAATGCCAAGCGCATTACTGTATATGCTAATCACGCAGT